AAATCTTTTGAGTTCTCATCATGGACTGCAGTATATGTCACCAAGTTTGGGATGTGTTTAGATGCAATGAGAGTTGTGATAGCAGAATCAATACCACCAGAGAGTAAGCATGCAACAGGAACATCGGCAACAGTTCTTTCAAATGAACCCATCACAATGTTTCTATAAACCATCGCTTTAGAATCATTAAAGTTCCATGTAGAAGTATCTTCGATATGTTCTCTGACGTTATACCAATACCCCTCTTTTACAGAGTAATCAGAGGAAACCTTAATAAATGATCCGGGTTCTAACATTTTAACTGTTTTACCAATCTCCCCCATTGCCAAAAGACCTTTGATCTCTGAACAGAAAGAGAATGATGGAAAGAGACCTGTAAGGAGAGAGTAATGAAGAGGAACTTCACCATGACGGTCTCTCACAATAGTAATAGAACCGTCTCCTTGAGTAAATGCAATGGCAAACATTCCTTGAACTTTATTCAATCCTTCAATACCATACCTATCCAAGATAGCACAAAGTACCTCAGTGTCACCTGAAGTCTTTGTTTCAATATTCAATTCTTCTCTTAACTCACGATAGTTCCAAATGGTACCATTGAAGATCATGGTTGTGTCACCATAAACAAATGGTTGATTTGACTCATTACTAGTATCAATAATAGACAAACGAACATGTCCAAAATAGATGTTCTCCATTTGGACAATCTGTTGGTTATCTGGTCCCCTATGAATAATAGAGTTCAAACCTTTTTCAATTTGTGGAATATCAAATCCACCAATAATTCCACACATTACTTAATTGCAATAACTCCAACGAACTGATGGTTTCTCCAGAAGATCTGACAGTCTTTGAACCCCGCAGTCATCACCATATCTCTTAGTTCAGACCATGTATTAGGTTTCAACATATCACGAAGTTGTTTCTCCTTATCCATGATTTGTTCTGCACTGAAAGTCTTTCTCTTGTAATCATAATGATTAAAGGTAAGAAGTTCTTGAAAGAATGCATTCTCACACATCAACTTCTCAGCAAAGATAAATGCACCACCTTCATTGAGACCATTATAGATCTTATTGATCGTATCTTGTCTGGTAGTCTTGGGCATAAACTGTAGAGTAAACAGTGATGTTACTAGAGAACAGTTCTTGAACTCATAGTTAGTGACATTACCACGAACCCATTCTAACAATGCACCAGGGTATTCTTTACGAATTTCAGTGTGACGTTCCTCAAGATCATCATAGAAGCTACCAGCAAGTTCTACACCCACATAGTGTGCATACTCACGATTAGGATTATTTGCGATAATCATCTTGGTAAGTTTACCAGTTGAACATCCGACATCAACGACTTTAGTATGATCCTCCACAAAGTATCGAGAGAACGATACAGTGTCTTCCAACAGATTTGAATAACCACGAATACTATCGTTGATATGGTTATCAAATCCTTCAGGAGAGTGTGCAAATGAGAAGTCGTATGTCATAAATTATTTTCCACTTGTATCGTATTCTAACTGATCATCAATATGTTTATCAAGTATAGCAATGATGTTACGAACATCAACAATTCGTGGAGGAATACAGGTAGGATCAAGAGTATAGCCTTTCTGTTCTATAAACAGTGCCTGACGAATTACTGCTGCTTGTTGTAAATTTAATTCAAGATTAATCATACATCTCCTTCTTTACGGTTCTCAGAATGGTGGACATCAAATTCTCCACCAGGATAACGAGACTTCAGTTTGTCTACATTCATCTCAATGATCTCATCAATGGTAGTATCAAGACCCATACATGCTTGAGCAACATACCACATAATATCACCAAGTTCACGTTTCAGGTGAAATAGGTTCTCTTCATTCACAGGTTTACCTTGGAAGACAATCTTCTTAACGACTTCGGTAAACTCACCAGCCTCTGCACACATCCCTACAGATGCAGTAAGCAGTCGCTCGGAAGGAAAACCTTGACCTTCCAATTCTTCAAGACGATAAAGGAATGCTTCGTTATTTTTACTTTGTTGTGAGGTGACGGCATTGACAAATTCAAGATAGGCTTCAGTATTTACAGTCATAAATTTAGGGGTTGTGCTTGTGATTCAGGAAGTTGTAGGTCGGGAGGAAGTGTAACACTGTCCACATCCACAGTCTTTGGTGGTGGAGAGAGGTAAACTTTCTCCCAAGTGAAACCAGGATTTCTCATTACATGTTTGTCAGCATCTTTCTGTGATCCACAATGACGATAACGGTTACCATCAAGATCTCTCACCTCATAGATAAAAGATTGATCACGTAATGATAGTGAAGATTGTAATGATCTAGTAGTCAGTCCCATATTAGAACTTAAATCCACTGAAGGATTTTTTAGGTTTTTGTTGTTCTTCATTATTATACTCTTCTTCTTTACCGTTGTCAAGAAGGTCATCCTGTGCAGACTGTTCACAATCATACAATCTCATCTTGGCACGATCAATACCAACAACAAAACGTCTATGAACGGAGTAATCATTGTATCTGTTCTTTAATTGTTTCACAAGTATCTGTCCCAATGATTCCAACTCTTCAGTCGAAATAAGGGCAAACATAAGATCAGCAGTAGCAGGGAGACCAAAGGACTCACTAGTATCAGTAAGCTCAACATCAGAGCTACCATAACCAGAACGAGTGGTCTGAGTGGCAGATATGATAGGGACGTTTGCTTCAACAGCAAGTCCTCTAAGTTCTTCAGCAATTGCTTTAATATATGAATATGAATTGACAGTGCTATTTCCGCGATATCTTTCGGAAGAACATATATTAAGGTAATCAATGAAAATAATATCAGGTCGAAATGACTTCTTAAGTGCAAGTTCATTAAGAAGTGATTTGAAGTGTCCAGCATGAGCAGAGGCAGTAGGATACTCCTTAATAATTAGGTGACCTTGAGTCTTTTTGGCCAGGTTTGTAACCTTCTTCTCAAACATTTGTTTTGGAAGGTCAACAATTTCCTGGATATTTACATTCAAGAGGTTCGCATCAATTCTTTCAGCAATGCGCTCTTCTGCCATCTCCATTGTAATGTAGAGAACGTTCCTCCCTTGGAGCAAGACGGAGCTAGCCACATGGCACATGAATAGAGATTTCCCGACACCCGTACCAGCAAGTGCGATGTTAAGAGTTTTGTTAGGGAGCCCACCTTTCGTGATTTTGTTAAAATAGTCGAGATCGAATTCAATTCTCTCCTCCTTCCTGTGATAAGACTCGTATCGTGATTCATAATCTTCAAGGTAATCATGTCCTACATGGTTGTCAAAACTAACTGCCAGAGCATCAGACAGAATAGATGGAATGGCATCTGGTGCCTTCTTTGCATCTCCTCCATCAGCAATCTGAATGGATTCAATCAAGGCAAGATAAATGGCACGGTCACGACACCACTTCTCAGTAGTGTTAACCAACCAATCAAACTCTACAACATCGTCCTCAAGACAATTAACTACATGAGAAATCTGTTTATAAGAGTCCTCATTAATATCTCTTCTCTTTTCAATCTCAATATTGAGAATCTCTTTTGTAGGGAGTTCGTTATACTCAGCAGTAAAGGTAGAGATCTCGTCGAAGATTACCTTATATTTAGTGTCCTCAAAATATTCTTCTTTAATAAAGGGAAGAACTTTTCTCAAGTATTCTTCATTATGTATTAGATTTTTCAGAACTAAAAATTCAACCTTATCCATAGTGAATATATGTACTCATGATGTATTTGTTACTAGTTGTTGGGGGGAGTCCTGCATGAGGATATTCCCATGTAGGAGGGAATACTACTACCCTACCACACTTTGGTTTAATGTTCAACTTCTGTTTAGAAAAAACTGTATTACCATCATTAGTATTCAGATAAAATAAAAATGCAACTGACCTTCTTGATGAGGGATAGTCAGTCACGTCTACATGTTCATCAAACCTTTCCTCACCATTAGGAAGGTATCTTTTAATCCTAAATTCTTCAAGGGCATTTAACTCTGGAAGAAAATGAGATTTGGTTTCCTTCTTATACAGAGTATGTACACCTTTAATAATGGGAATGATTTGTCTGACCATTTCAGGATTTTCTTTACTCAGATTAACCTGACTGAAACATGGTTTGTGATCATTATTGATAAACTCCTGATTAGAAGAGTTTTCAAATATCTCAATTAGTTTTTTACAGTATGACTCTGGAACAACATCATAATGACGAACCATAAGAGAATTGTTCTTTTGCGATTTCATCTAGTTTTTCCATCACTTCAGGTGTAAAATAAGTCTCAGGTTCTTTGAGGATGGCTTTGGCATACACCTTCTTACCATCCATCTCATAACGTCCTGCAACGTTTTTCCATAGTCCACCAAGTTCTCCAAGTTCTAAGAGACCGTAATACCTATCAAGACCGCGTTCATCATAATACAAACGTATAGTAACATCTTTATTCTCTTTACTCAAACGTGACTTAACAGTCTTTGCCTTGATAAGATTTCCAATGACTTCTGTTCCATCCTTCTCTTTTTTCTTACTGAGATAGATGATTGTACTTGCTGCATACTTAAGGCCACTACCTCCTCCCATTTCCTTAGTTGGTACATAAGCTCCGATGACATCATAGGTGTGATTGGTTACAATCATTGGTATTTTGGCTTGACCCAATTTAAGAGTCAACATTCTGAAAGCCCCTTTGATCAACTGAGATTTTGTCATGTCACGGACAAGTTTCTCATTGAGGGCATCAGTGATTTCTTTCTCTGTAGAAAGCATTCCTAAAGAATCTAACACAAACATACAAGGTTTACGTTCATCTTCAGGTTTTTTTGAATACATGTCTACCGCCTTGAGAGCCTTACTCCTAAACTCCTCAATGGTAACGACATTAACAACAACTAGTCGATTCAGATCAATGCCACGACTTACTAGTAGTGACTTATTAACTGCTGCCTCAGTATCAAAATAAAGGCAATATGCATCGGGATTAGTATCCAAGAAGTTCTTGACCACTGCGAGTGAAAAGAAAGTCTTTCCAGTAGAACTTTCGCCAGCAATTGCAGTAATTTTATTCCCAGATACACCACCACGGATAGACCCAGATACAAGAGCGTTAAGAACGAACGAACCAGTGTCAACGTATGTTTCAGTTTCGTCAATGTCTGCTGCCAGTTTTGTGAAGTCATCTCCAATCTCTTTTACAATATCTGATAAAAAGTCCATTATCCAAAAAATGATTCAAGGTTTACAGTTTTTTCTACGTTCCATCCAATGGCATCAAGAATGACCTTGAGAGGTTCTAAGAATGCCTTTTCAAATTGTAAGTCATAATCCACATATTGGTCAAGTCCCAACTCTGTTGGAAACTCTGAAATAAATGAGATTACATTCTCATGGATGATATTTGGTTTTTTAAGATAACAAAATTTAATCTTTTCACCGTTATTGATAAGTGAATATTTGTTTGTTAACTTCTTTTCTTTTATGTAGTGATTGAACAATAGGGCACCACGACAATGAATAGGAGTTCCCTTTGAGTAGATCGTTGCATGTGCCTTATACTTCTGGGCATCAGAAACAGATCTAGGGAAAGAAATAGCTTCAATGGGAAGTTTCTTAAAGTCACTTCTACACTTATCAATATACTCAATCACATCATCTTCTGTTCCATTCATCATTAGTTTGAGAGCATCCTTAATCATACTCCTACAGGGTGCTGGAGTGGATGACTTGACTGCCTCAATACCCATGATCTTAAGTTTAGGATCTTCATACCTAACACCTTCACTATCCCATACATTGAGAATGTATCTCTTCTTTGCAGTCCAAATTCCACGGTCTGCAATGTTCTCCCGTTTCATCTGCATCTTCTGATCGTATGCGTTTACATACGTCGCAAGATTTTGATAAGATGTTTCGATGAACGGTTCCAGTTTCTCTTGACAGACTTTGTCAATGATAGAAACAACCTTGCTCGTATCGTTAACTTTATCACCAAGAAATTTATCAACAATAGGTCCAAAATTAAGATAGATTGAATCGGTGTCAGATGCGATGACATAATCTACATCTTCTGTTGAAAGTAAGTTATTTAGATATTCATTCATATGATTTTCAATCCAACGAATGGATGTCTGACCTGACATCGTAATCGCTTCTGCATTGGCAAGTTTGAAATATCTAAAGTATGCATTACCAATTGCACCGTAGGCAGAGTTCAAACAAATCTTTCTCACCATCTGAAAGTTATTGAACTTAGCAATATCTTTGATGGTTTGTTCTCTCTGTCTACGGAGAACTGGATCCTTATTGGTCTTCAGTTTTGATTCAATGTCAACCAGTTTCTGTTTAGACTTCAACATCTCCTTCTTGAATGCCTTACGTTCAGCATACATCTTCTCCATCAGTTCAGGTAGGAAACCTTTCACATCTTTACGGTACATTGCACCATTGGCACAGACCGCATAGTCCTTATACATCTGAAAATCAAGTTTCTCATCAAGAATCTTTTGAATGGTAACTGATGGGTGTCTCTCCTCCTGAAGTGTTTCTGGTGAGATGTTGTATTGCATGATCAAGTGAGGATACAGTGAGTTCAAGTCAAAACTTACAACCCAATCATATACACCTGGTTTGGGTTCCTTTACATAGGCCCCAGCAAACTTTTCACTCTTATCAGTATTGATCCTTGGAGGAATAACAATATTCCTCTTCTTCAAATAGTTGTAGATAATGGTGTCCCACAATCTAACTTGGAACATTGGGTCACCAAAGTTTACCTTACCATCGTATGCCATGGTGATAACCAACTCAATCAGTTTCATCTTGTCTTCCATACGGTCAACAAGTTCCACGTCAACGATGTTGTAATCTACAAACTTTTTCCAATCACCAGTATAGAAGTCTTTGAATGTATCAAACTCAGAGTGGTCTAATTTCTTTTGACCAAGTTCAACCTCTGCAATGAAGTCCAGTCGGTAAGACTCACGATTCACATAAGTAAACTTCTTATACAACTCCAGATAGTCTAGGTCAGTGATACCACCAATATCGTAGATATAAAACATACGGCCATTGATCCAAGTCTCTCTCTTGGTCGCTAGACCCCATGGAGACAGATTCCTAAGGGCCCTCTCACCCAGAACCCTATCGATCCTTCCACAGATATATGGGATGTCATACAGACGGGTATTCCAACCAGTTACCACGTCAGGATAGTCACTCATCCACCAACTAATAAATGCACCAAGCATTTCTCTTTCTTCAGGATAATAATGATAGGTCACATTATCCTGACTAGGAGTATATGGTTTTCTGCCCCAAGTTGTAATTTTCTTAGTTGCATAATCCTGAATAGAGATGGTCAACATCTCCTCAGAACAA